GCTTAGGTGGCCGAGTTGGTGTAAACCTTGATCGCGGCAGTGTCCAGCAGGTTGGAGCCTGTGCGCATCCAGCCGCAGAAACCGACTTGACCGTTCAGCGCAAAGGCCGAATCGTCAAAGCGGCGCAGGCTGGTCGAACCGGCCACGTCGCGGATCACGAACTGCGAGAAGTCACCGAACGCGATGGACTTGGCGTTGGCTGCCATGGCTGCCACGTCATCGTTCACCGTGTAGGGGTAACCGCAGATGGTCGAAGGCGTGCCACCGCTGATGCTTTCGTTATCGCCTGGGTTCCAGATCGGACGGCCCGATGTGTCTTTCAGCTTGCGGATGACGGCCACAGACGTGTCGCGCAGCATGAAACGGGCGCCGCGCGAGCGGTAGGCGCTGTTTACGCTGTGGATCAGGTCGATCAAGTCGTCATAGATCACCGTCAGGGTTTGGCCGGTGGTTCCGGTCTTGCCTGCGCCAGCGCGGGCGATCACACCGAAGGGCTGGCCGGTGCCGGTGCCGGTGGTGTAGTGCTGGTTCGTGATGCGGCCCAGGCGCTGCGCCAGGCGGTTGACCACGAACTGAACCACGTCGATAGCACTGTCTTGGATCAGTTCCACAGGCAGGGCGATCTTCTTGGAGCTGTACTTGTAGGGGTTCACAGCCACCGTGCCAAAGGTGATATCAGCACCAGTAGCCGCAGCGTTTTCCGCCACGATTTCGCCCACTTCCGAAGTGCCGTCGCTGGTAGGCCAGTTCAGCGCGTTGCCGCCTGCGGTGGTAATCACGTTCGCCACTTCGCGCATTCCGCCGAATGCCTTGAGCGAATCAACAACCATCGTTGCGATTTCAGCGGGCACGGTGTATCCGCCTTCAGCCGGGGTGGTGGTGCTCATGGCGTTGCGGATGGCAATGGCCTGCTCTGCTGACACGTTGTTACCGTGGCGCAGGTACAAGGCAACGGCGGTCATGGCGTCGATGGTGTCGCCCGATGCGTGCTTTGCAACGTCCTTCGCTGCGTTGTCGAAGTGCTTTTCAGCGTCCAGTTCGCGCATCCGCTCGATGCTCTTGATCTGGTTCTGTGCGCGCTCGATTTCGTCCGCGATGTTGTCAAACGATTTCTGCTCTTCAGCAGTCCACGTTTGCGAGCCCTTTTCGGCCAGTTGGTGATTGGCAGTCTTTGCGAGGTCTGCAATTTTCTCGCGCAGTGCGGTGATGTTGTCCATATGGACCTTTCAAAATGAAAAAACCCGCTCGATGGCGGGTCTGGTCAGGGCATCCGGCCCTAGCGGTTTGCTTGCGCGAGAAGCGCTAGGCAATCTGTGCAATCCGCAGGCGGTTGGCGTTTGCTGCGGACATAAAAAAACCCGCCTCAGGTGCGGGTTCTGTTTCGTTCTTTACGGGTTCAGGTGGATCTGGTTCCGGCTTTGGTGGGTTGGCAAAGGCGCTCAGGTTCCATGTGTTTTTGGCGGTTGTCTTGTCGGTGATGCTGTCAATGAAGCCGTATTCGAGTGCCTCTTGCGCGGTGAACCACGTTTCGGCCTGCATCTTGTCCCGAATCTCTTGCTCAGGCTTCCCGGTGCGGCTGGTGTAGTCGTTGACGATGGCGCCCTCGATCTTTTCCAGCACGTCGGCGGTGTTGCGCAACTCTGTCTTGTCGCCCCAGGCCATGCCGCTGGCGTTGTGGATCATGAAAAACGCGCCGTCGGCCATCTCGATTTCGTTGCATGCCAGGGCAATGCTCGTCGCAGCCGAAGCGCACAGGCTGTCAATCTTCGCAATGGTCTTACCTCGAAAAGCAGAGATTGCGGCCATGATGGCGCGGCCTTCAAACACATCACCGCCGGGGGAGTTGATGTGGATGTTCAGCGTTTGCACATCACCGGCCTGGTTGATGGCCTCGACCACGGACAAGGCCGATACGCCCCAGTCCGCGCTGATGACGTCATAGATATAGAGGCTGGCGGTGTCGCCGTTCTTGGAGACGTTGAATGGGCGCGGCTTGTCGGCCTTGTTGTCAACGATCAGGCGTAGTAGTTTGTTCATGCTGTAGCCCCTTCAGGCTTTGGTTGCGTTTGCGGCTTGCTGGGGTCAAAGATGACGTCGCCGCCTTCAACGGGTGGCATGCCCTTGCCCTTGCGGACTTCATTCACGGTCATCCAGCCAAACCCTGTACCCGGCCCACCCAGCGCGGCGCGGTTGTAGTCGGCCTGGGCCTTGCTGTCGCCTTCGATCAGGTCGCCCAAATCGAAGCGGACAAACTTGCCGTTGTCGCGTGGGAACAGTTTTCGGTTTAGCTCTTGCTCCAGCCGCTTCAAGTGCAGGCGCAGGGTGTGCATGACGAAATCGCGGGCCTGCTGTTCGTAGCCAGCCCCAACGGCAGAAGCGCCGGTTGTCTCGCCAATCATGTGTGGCGGTACGCCGAATGCGCGGGCAATGTCCACCACTTGGAACTTTCGGGCTTCCAGTAGCTGGGCATCTTCTGCCGACAAGCTCAGTTCACGCGCCTTCAATCCCTCTGTCAGCACCAGGGGCGTGCGGTGGAAGTTCTCAGAGCCTGAGTATTTGTTCTGGAAGGCGGTTTGTAGGCGGGCGATCTGCTCTTCGCCCATCTTGGTAGCGGCTTCCAGGATGAAGCTGGGGTGCGCGCCGTTGGCAAAGAATTTGCCGCTGTAGTCATCCATTGCCAGCGCGTTGCCAATGGCGTTTTTTGCGCCGTAGGCAATCACGCTCATGGAGCGCACGCCATCAAAACCGTGGCCTGGAAAGTGCAGGATGTCCGATGGCTCAAGCCATGTCGTAACCCCGAACTCCGGCATGGTGATGTAGTAGCGCACCGATCCGTCAGGCATGCGCCATGGTTGCACAGCGCCCCATGGCAGGGGCTGCAGGGCGGCCACAGATCCATTCATGCGGCGGCGAATCCAGGTGAAGCCGTCGCCGCGCAAGAGCTGCTCAGAAACCTTGTTATCCCAGTGGCTGGTGGCGGTGTATTGCTCGTGCGGCTGCTCGTTCAGCAGGTACCACAGGGCATCTCGTGGCAGCTTCACTTCGCTGTCGCCGGTGGTTTGCAGGACGTCAAGGCGCAGGGTGGATATGGAACCGGCGATTTTCTGGCGACACGCTGCCACAGCAGAAACCCGCTGCGCAGAGATTGGCGTCACGCTGATACCGGAGACGCCTGGCGTGACACCGAAGGCGTCCATTACCGCATCGCTGTAGGTGACGTTTTCCGGGCGCACCTCTCCCTGGCCCGACTTGAACAAGCCAGCCAATTTAGAAAAGATGCTCATTAGAGTTCTACAAAGCCTTGTGTGATTTCACCCGTTGCCGGGTTGAGTGACATGAGGGTGACAGCGTTGAACAGCGCCATCAGCGGGTCAATCTTGGCGCTGCCTGCGGCCTGTTTCGTGATGATCACGGCGTTGCCTCGTGGCTCTACCTTGGCATTGCCTACGCACCAGTCCATCAGGGCTTGTCCACCGTGAACCAGTACACCTTCGGCCAGCTTGCGCTCTGCGGTTTTTATGGCCCCGGTGAGCTTCCATCCCTGACTGACGCCGATCAGCTTGTCTTCTGGTATCTCAGCTTCAGCAAGCGCGTCAACAATGCCGCCCAATCCTGCCGGATCGCATCCGATCTTGTCCAGCAGTCCACGCGCTTCGATCAATGCGCAGATGCTGGCAACGTCTGCAACGTCATCGCCAATGTTCTTCACCAGCGTCAAATCGCCGTCCTTGGCGAAGTCGTGTAGCCGTGGTGCGACTTCCTTGCGGCGCTCCAGCACTGACGGATGCGCCCATGCGTGCGTCCATGTGAGCCATTCGCGGGTGTCTTTGTCCCTGCCTATCACGGCAAGGCCCATCAAGTCATCCAAGCCACCGCCGTCAATGCCAATATCCACCACTTCGGAGCGGTCTAGCAGGGCGTCTAGCGTCAGGCCAGGCGCTTTGGCTTGAGACTCCCACCAGTCGGCCCCAGCCCAGCGGTCGGTGCGCAAATTCATGCCGATTTCTACGTTTCCATGTTTCGCCATGAAGCCACGGAATGAATCGCCACCTGCTAACTCTGCCTTTTGGTATTCACGCTCAAGAAACTGTTGATCCACCGAATACCCGATGTTCGGGTTGGTCATCCACATGTTTTCCAGCTTCAGGGCGCTGCCATCGGCCACCATGTCATCGGGGTGCTCGAAGATCACAGGCAAGAAGCCCGGATCAACGATCTTCCCGTCCCGCACTGCGCGGGCATAGTCCAACTTCTGCTTGAACACCCCCGATGGCGGCTCGTCCGACTGGGTGGTCAGGTAAATGATGAAACCCTCGGGGCGCGAAGCAAGTCCGCCGAACGCTTCCCGGAACATGTTCTCCGCGCTAGCAACCTTGCCGAACAGGTGCAACTCATCAACCAGCACACCCACAGCTTTCAAGCCGCCTACAGTGTTGCTGTCCGCTGCCAACACCTTCAGCGTTGCGTTGCTCTCTCGGTGCGTGATCGTTTTGATGTGGCCTTGAACATGCATCAGCGTGTCCAAATCCTCATCTTTCGCCACCATGTCTCTGGCTGGCGCAAACGAATTTGTAGCAACCTCGACCGTTGGCGACAAGATCACAAACTGAGCGGACTGTCGCCAGTTGCGCACCAGCGCTGTGAGCATCACCGCCCCGGCAACTGTACTTTTGCTATTCTTTTTGCTCACCAAAACGAAGACTTCTTTGATGAGTCGTCGCCCTGATTCCGCGTCATACGATCCGAAGATGGCCGCCGCCAAATCCAGAACCCAAGGTGCGCATGCCTCGCCAATCGTCGGGCTTCCTGGCGCATCCACGATGCGCATCTCGCGCATGACTGACAGAGCGGCTTCGGCTTCCTGCGGATATATCGGCGCGGGGATTATGCTCCGGCCTTCCCTGATACGCTCTTGCCAGTCTAGGCAGGCAGTGCTGTATTCAGGTGTCATCCATTTTCCCAAAGAAAAAAGGCAACCCGAAGATTGCCCTTGTCTGCCGTTATCGGCCCATGTCTCGCCATGCCATTC